CACCACACGGTCTCCACGCTCATCCACGGCATTGGTGCCACGCATACGGGTCAGGACCGTCTCCAGATTGGCCTCTGTGAGGGGCAGGCTGGTATCGATGTTGGAAAAGGTGGAGGAGCCGCCGCTAATGGTGTGTGCTCCGTCGTACCATGGAAGGCCGTCATAGATGAATCCGGCGTTTGGATCTGAATTATTCAAATATCCATTGTCGAAATAATCCAGAGAGCCGGCGGTCAGGGTGCCCTTTTGGAACATTCCAGCGACGAAATCTTCCTTGTGGAGGATGGCGAGCTCGCCCCATTCGCGGGTGGCTTCGACGATTTGCTCTCGTGCGGCTTGGATGTCATTGGCACGGAGAACGGTGGCGGGGATCCGGATCCGGCGGCTGTAGCGGCGGATCTTGGCTTGCCATGTATATGCCTTGTTAAAGGTCGAATCTTCGGGATCGGCCCCGTCCTCGATCTCTTTAAAGCGATCCACATTCTGGAATGTGGATCCCTTGTCTCCATAGAGTGGAGCGCCGGCGGCGGAGACATCCACCACCTCGGCAATTTGGGAATAGAGGGGGGTTTCCCGCTCGTAGCTTTCGAACATGGCGGGGTAACCGTCATTCTCGATCAATTCTTGGATCTGTGTTGCTGAGATAGCCATGGATCACACCACTCCTGCATATGCTTCGACGATAACGGAGACCAAAATGGTGTTATCATCCGTTCGGTAATCGTGAATTTTGACGTTATCGGTGGCGCTTGCATCGATGTTGACGCTTCGGCCATCGGCTCCGATGTCGGCCAATTTGAAACGCAGGGAAGAGCTAACATTCCCGGCGTCTGGGTTTACTCGATAATAGGCGTTCTCGGAGATGTTTACGAGGACAGTGGCCCCACCATCGGCGTCCGGGCTTGTCACCTTCTCCACGGCGATCCCGATGGTGGATTCTCCGCTCGCGTCTACCTCTTTGTAAAATCCGGCGGTGGCTCCGCTGGTGGTAATCGCGTCTCCGACCTCGATATCTGCCGAGGTGCTATCCAGAGGAACGCGGACCAAAAGCCGCTCCCCATAGGCAAAATCAAAACCTGTAGCCATTTTGGTCTCTCCGGTTCTGTGGTTGAATGATTGACAGAGAGACCGGGAATGACGTTATTTCCGGTTCTGTCGGGGCTTGAAAATCTTTTCGAAATAGGACCGGGCGTCCGAGTATCCGTATCGCTCCGCCTCCAACAGGGCGGCCTCTGGGATCCGTTCCTGCGCCGGCTTGGTGCCACGCGGTGGGATCCCTCCAGAGGGGGTGGCTTGACCCAGAACAGACTCCAGACGGGCAATCTGTGAGCGGGTGGAGTCCGGATCCAATCCATCCGGCACCAATGCCCGGAAATTCTCCGGCAGATTGCGGAGCCGTTCCGCGTTCTCGGCCTGTAGTGTTTGGATCCGGTTGGCCTCTTTGGTCTTGTAGGAGGCGAGCTCGCTGGAGATCTTTTCCATCTCCGATTTTTGAGCGGTATACAGGGCCTCGTATTCCCCTCTTTTTTTGGCCTCGGCCTCGGCCTGCTCTCGCTGCTTTTGTTCGAATGCAGAGAGGCGGGCCTCCATTTCCTGCCGACGTTTCCGCTCCGCCTGTAGGGCCTCTTGGAGGCCCCGCGTTTGATTGCCCTCCTCCGATGTGGAGGCGGTCTCTGGAGTCGATTCTGGGGCGGCTGTGTCTGATTGCTCGGCCATCTATGCCCTCCTCTGTGCGCCCGATTAAGCCCGGCGGCGGCTGAGGGGTGGAAATGTAGGGGATTTGACGTGATATAGCACAGATGAGCCTATCCCACAAAATAGAGGGAATTCAAAATGCAGATCAAAATTGTTGAGGTGGACCCGCAATCGTTCCACATCGTGGATACCGGTGTCCCCGGCGGTCGCACACTGGCCCGTCACTCCAACCGATCCACGGCGGAGAGGGCCGCCGCCCGGTGGGGTTACAAGCCCTTGACGGTGCAAGCGCCCACGGATCCCCCTCCAATGTCTCCCATGCCTGTCTCTGAGCCTGTGGACGTGGAGGCCCTCAGGGCGTATCTACAGCGATCCGCGTGGACGGTCTTGGCCGAGGTCAAGGCGGAGACAAACCGGGCCGAGCTGGAGGCCCTCGAGCGGATGGAGGCCGAGGGCCGGGGCCGCTCCACGGTGATCCGTGCAATACGAGAGCGGTTAGCGGACCTCGGAGAGGGTTAGCGGGTCTGCTCTCTCTCAAACCGTCGTAGCTCTCGACGGGCCCACGCTCGGCCAGCATTCCCACCCCACAGGCCCCATGCCTGCGAGGCCTTGGAGGTCGGATCCTGTCTCGCCTCTGAGGAGCCGGGGGCCTCACCATGGCGAGCAAAAAACGAGACGATCCGGCGGATCGTGGAGATCGACATTTGATCGCGCCGGGCGAATTGGTTGGCCCTCGCCAGTCCCACCGCCGTCCCTGCTCTCCGAGAGGGGGGCAGGGTGTCCCGGATATCGAGGGCGCGACGGGCCGCCCTTGCCGCTGCTGTCGGTGGTTTGGTTGATTTCCACGCCATGCGCTCCCCCTGTTTTCCCCTCCATTATCCACACCCTGTGGAAAAAAGATGGGGTGTGTGTGCTTTTTTTCCTTGCGTACCGTTGTGGGGTACTGTATATATATTGTGTCACCAACGACAACACACACCGGAGAAAAACAATGACCTATCAGAAAAAATACAGCCTCCGCGCAGTCAAGGGACAGAAGGACATGCACGGCCTCACCCTCTACGAGGCAGAGAAGGCCCTGCAACAGGCGCAAAAAGAGGGTCGTATCCTTGATGCTTCCGGCGTCTATCGTCGCGATATGGGAGAAATGTGTTTTGTGGCGTTCTATTCTGAATGGAGAGGTTGTGTGTATCCTGCGTTCGGAGCGAACGATCAGGAGAGACGCTGCATTATGGGTGATTCCTTCATGGCGTGAATAAAAATCCAACGGCCCTCAACCCCCTCCCACTGTGGAGGGTTTTTTTGTTTTTCTTCTCTTTTTCTCTTGCGTCTCTCTGAGGGGTACAGTATATGTATTGTGTCGGGAGGGAAAACAACCCGGCACACACACTGGAGAAAACACAATGACTAAGATTGTACGTACCTTGAGCGTTCCTGAAAACGCTCCCCTTTTCGTTGTCCGCGAAGATGTCCGCGATGATTATGCCGTGGGACCAAGCATCCTCGTTTGTGTCGATGTTCGCGGCGTTGGCACGAACATCGTTTACAAATATGCCGCTGTTTCTCTGATTGATGGCGTGTTGTGCGTCAACGCTCAAACAGCCTTTGAAGATGTCTGGGGAGAAGTTGTGGAGGCATAACTAACCGCCCCCCCACTCCCTCCACCCCCTCCACATCGGAGGGGGTTTCTTTATTCCCTCGCCTCCAATATCTCCGAGAGAGAGCGGGTCACAGGGGCATAGAAGCACCGGCAATTGGGGTGCTGTGGGATGGTAGGCCCCTCATGATTTCCACTCTCATCCAAGGGGAATACCTCTCGATGAAAGGGGCGGCATACCTCACACACGCGAGAGTCGAGGGTGGCAAGGTATCGAACGGCCCGGATCACGTCCCGATTTTGGCTGTAGGTGGCCTGTGCGGCCTCATTGGAGACTCTCTGTATCTCAGTCCTCACGAGTCTCTTGAGGTGGAATTTTTGGCGCTCTGAGGCGGTCAGGGCGTCCGATACAAGCCGGGCCGCCCTGTCCATGCTGGCCCCTCGGTTGATGGCCGCCAAGAGGGCGCTATCGATGCTCTGGAAGGTGGGCATCATTCCGGCGTCTATTCGAGAGGCCCACGAGCGCCCGGCCGTGGGGTTGAGGATCAAGGTCTGAAGATCCACGCCCGGGGCGCGGCCTGTGAGGCCCTCAGGGAGCGCCCCGGAGATATTGCGGGTGGATACCCTTAGCTCTGTCTCGGCGGCCCTCTGGAGTCGCTGTTGGAGCGTGTCTCGCACGTCGTCCCTCGCCTCTCTCATTAATTTCTGGAGACGAGCTCGGTCCCTCCTCGCCTGTGTGATCTGTCTCTCTGTGAGTGGCTGGCCCTCAGATAGCTTTCTCTCCATTTTCCGGAGTCTGGTGAGTATGGGGCCGGCTTTGTCCTCAAACGCCGCCACGGCCTCCTCTGTGGCCGCGTTCTCGTATGATATGAGCCACCGCCGATGTCTCAGTGTGAGGCGATCCAATGAGGGCACAGGTCACCCTCCACGGCTACGGGATTTTGATTTGCGGGGATGATCCATGGGGAGGAGATCATTGTCCCCGGTATATTTGGCATTCCGAGGGCGGCCCGTCCTGACAAGGCGGAGGAATGCATTTACACGGGCTTGTGCCCACTGCTCTCTCGATGAAACGGTGGGAGAGTGAGAGGTGGAGAAGGCACCGGAGCCCCGGCGATAGACCGCCTTTAGCATACCCAGAGTTACCTTTTTTCCCTTACTTTCCCCATATTCTTCGTTGTGTTCCTTGGCCTTATTGCGGAGGGAGCGGGTGGTGGCCTCACTGAACACCACCCGCTCCGAGGTATTCCCGGCGCTCCCCTTGCGATTCCGAGAGGATCCCCGCCGTCTCTCGGCGGGTTTGGCTTTGGTCTTACTGGCCGGGGCCTTGCGATTGGTGCCGGGGAGATGTTTGGCCATTTACTCCTCCCCCTCCGGGCCGTCGTCCGGGCTGTACTCTGTGAGGGCCTCTGTGGCGTCTGAGATCGCCTCCAAGACTTCCTCCAATGCCTCCACCGCCTCGCTGTCCTCATTGCCCCGGATCATGTCTTGGATCGTCTCCTCGGCGGCTTGGAGATCAGCGGCGGCCTCCTCCATGCGCTCAATGTGATCATCAAGATCTCCCATCATGGAGGCGGCCTGTCCCATCTCCTCCTCTGCGATGAGCCGGGCGTAATCCTCGGCGCTCGATTCTGATGAGGCCAGCTGGAGGGCTTGGATAGAGCGGATCACATCCACCTGTGAGACGCCCCCCATATCAAACGCCATCCGGAGGGCTTCCAGCTCCGCCTTTTTGTCGGTGGGTAGCAGGGGCGGCCCATCGATCTTGACAGGGTGAGAGGATGGATCATACTCGGCCCGATTTTCAAGGGCTACACCAATGGCCAGCGCCCTCTCCAGTCCACGATAAAGGCGAGAGCGGATGTCTTGATATTTGGACTCGTAGCGGGTGGCCAGCAATCGGAGGGCATCCGCCGAGAGGTTGGCCGTGGAGCCACCGCCGAGAAAAAGGAATTCGGGGAATGTGATCCGGATATCTCCGATCAGTCTTTCCAATGCGGTCTGTAGCTGTGCAATCCCGGACATGGATGGCTCTAGATATCCGGCCGTGATTTTGTCTGACCCATTCCCCCACGCATTGATCCACCGCCCGAATCGAGCAATGGCCGATCCATCCCCCAATTTTGCCCCAAAAAGGTAGGGCTTGGGATTGCCAAATCGGTCTCCCACGGCGGAGATCTGAGAGGCGAGGGAATCCACCTCGGCCAGCCCTCTCTCCAGTCCGTGGGTGACAGGGAGGGAATGCTCTGGATAGACAGTGGGGATACATCGAATGTGGACGATGGGCACCACTCCGAGGCCATGGGGCCCTGAGGCGGCGGCGTCGAGCTCGGCCTGTTGCCTACCCTCAGGAGACGGCGGTAGCTTGGAGGATACCTCAATCTCCTCATCTGTGAGAGTCCGCTGATAAGTGTACAGCGCCCCGGCCTCGGTCACATTTCCGTGGGCGTCCACCATGGCCTCGCCGAGAATATCGCTCGTGATGATTGCTCGGGTGATCCGGCGGCCTGTGGCGAGGTCATACTCCAGATACACATTCTGGGGGGGATAGCTGATCAGAGAGACATCATTGGAGCCGGCCTCCACCCGTGCGGCCTCGATGTATAGATCTCCACAACAGGCGAGCAGAAAGCTCCACACGCTCCCCTGTGAGTCCACTCCGGACCGATTCCAGATCTCTAGAGCGGTCTCATAATCTCGATCCGAGGCCCCCTCGGATTTTTGGAGTGTGACCTGTCCCAGAGCGAGGGCGTCTCTCGCTGTGTCTACCAGATACTGGATGTCTCGGTGCAGGCGGCGAGTGAGCGCGATGACCTTGCCATCGTCGTCCAATGCCCGGAATAGGCTCAATTCCTTGATCTGCTGCTGGGTGTAGGTCTCACCATGGTAGGCATCGATCAGGAATTGGTATCGATTGACCCACCCCGCGTGTGTGGCCGGGTAGGCTGTGAAGTCATCAGAGCCGCCCTGTAGGACGGTCAGGCGGCGATCGGCGAGGGGGTCTTGATAGGACATGGGGCGCTCCATTGGATTGGAGGCATCATATCCTAATAGGGCCACAAACGAGAAAACCCGGCACGGCGGCCGGGGTCAATCTCCGAGGGGTGGGCGATCTCAGACGGTGAAACGTCGAACCCGCTGAATCGAATCCATGCGCTGGCCCATGGGGCCAGACTCAGGGACGATCTGGCCGAGGTATTCAGCGCCGGCCTCAATGATATCGTATCGGAATTGTGCGCCCTTGAGTCCGTTGCAAACGACATGGACCTCATCGCCCACGAGCTCGGCGGTGAATCCGTAGGCGGCGGCGGTAGAAATGATTTTTTCGAGGGTCATTGTTTTCTCCAGTGTGTGTGTTGTCGTTGTTGACAAAATGATAATACCGTACCTCTGAGAGGGCGTCAATAAGAAAAGAGAGGGGAGGGCAAAAAAAAACCCCTCCAGCTCGGAGGGGGTTGGTTTATCGCCGGAGGGCGGTTTGGAGGGCTTGCCGAACGGCGGGGACTTTGTAGCCGTCTTGGATCATTCCATTCTCCAAATCGACCTCACAGACCCGGCCGCCCTTGATTGTGAAGTGACAGCCACTTCCAAAGGGGCAAGAATCCATCGAGAAAGAAAACCGCGTTCCATTGTAGGTAGACATATCGCCAGCGCCGAGGCCGGGAATGTTGACCTTTTTGGACTTGCGAGCGGGGCCGCTCATTGTCCCTTTCTCGATTCGAGCGCCGCGATGATGTTTGTAAACATGTCCGGACTCAACATATCCGAGGCCATCACACTCGTAACAAACACCGTTGTTAATGTGCTTAAAGCCTACAATGTCGCCCCGGCCGCCGCAGCGTTCGCAATCTTTGTGATCCATTTTGTACCTCCAGTGTGTGTGTTGATCATCCCCCGGCGGGGGCTATCGTGGTGTTAGGGGCCGTCTTCGTGGCCCTCTGTCGTTGAGGGCTTGGAGGCCGCCGGGTTGAGAGCTATTCGCTCCCCCGCCTGACACTATGTATATACAGTAGCCCTCAGAGGTACGCAAGCAGAAAAAGCATAATGAGGCAAAAAAAATCCCCTCCGAGCTGGAGGGGGTTGGTTTTAGCATCCTTGCTCTGTGAGGATTGCTCTCTCGTAATCGAATCCTCGGAGGGCGTTGGATGGCTTCCATCGGCCGCCCTTGAAAGGGCGTTCCAACTCTCTATCCTCTCGGATCCGCTTCATTTCTTTTTTGTTCATACGGCGGATCTCATCTGAAAAGATGGCTTGGTCCATCTCTCCAAGTTCATCCACCATTTTCCATGCCTTGGCCTTCTGTCCATCTTCCCAGATACAGAGGGCTTCCCAGACGATGTCGGAGGATTCGCTGATATCGGCGCATGTGATGTTGATGTTTTCCATTGTACTGTCCTTGTGTGTGTGTGTGTTCCCCCGGCGGGGGCTGTCTTGGTGTTGGTTGGCCATCCGCTTCGCCGCTCCGTTGTCGAGGGCTTGGAGGCCGCCGGGTTGGATGCTGTTTGCATCCCCGCCTGACACAATACATATACAGTATGCCTAAGAGGTACGCAAGGGAAAAAGAGAAAATAAATCAAATCCCTATCTAATACCGAGAGACGCCCTCGCCGATCCGCCACCATCAACGAGCCATATCGCCCTCTCGGCGGCGTCCGGGCCGTCATCGTGGGCCCCGGTGGGTATCTGCCTAAATTGCTCCACCACATCGGCGGGGATGGTGTCCACCACCTCTATCCATCCATTATCCAGACGTGGAGCGAGTGAGGCGATCCGATCAATTTTGTTTTTGGTGGATGTGTGCCCTTGGAGGTGACAGGCGTAGGATCTCCCCTCCCTCTGTCTCTCCTCTCGGATCCGCTCGAATTCGGAGCCCATCAACACTTGGAATCCATTGTCTTCGTATCCGTACCGAGCTCGGCCCGTGTAGATATCATAGGCGGCCCACAGGCGGCCGATTTGGCTGTTTACATCGTCCCGGCGCATGTCCACACTGAGGAGGTAGACATAGCCATGGGAGTCCCTTGCAGCCACGGCGAGGGCGGAGAAATCGCGCCGGCTTGCCTGCTCTGAGGCCCTCGGATCGAGCCACACCGCTACCTCACAGGTTGAGAGGTGGACGGGCCGCCCTGTGGAGGTGGTGATCGTCACACCGTCGAATGTGCAGCGCCTCCACCGCTCCGGGTAGAAAATTTGACGCTCTGGGTCGGTGGCCTCGTTTTGCTTCTCACTATTGAAGGAGGCCGCCCCGTCTGTCCAGAGCATCAGCTGGAGATCGTATAGCGATTCCTTTTGTGGCCATAGCACTGAGGCCCCGGCGTCCATGGCCGCCCGATTCCGGAGATAGTACCGCCGGGCGGTGTCCTCCCTGTGGGGGTCTGTGAGGTCACTCCATAGCTCCCGGCATTCTCTCCACAGATCCGCATTGGTAGGCCACTGGATTACGCTCTGCCACCGCGTGGAGCGCCATCCAAGGCCGCCCGGTCCATTGCTCAAGAGACGCGATAGCATCGAGTCAGGGTGTAGCACCGTCCCCACCACTCGATACACCGTGAATCGGTCGCCGGCTTTGAGGATATCCTTTGTCAGGTAATCCCACGTTTTGCCCCGTTGTGTGGGGCTTCTCACCTTCTCAGGGTGCTCTCCATCATCGATAACGATCTTGGAGAATCGGACCCCGGCGTGTTTGGATCCACGGATGGATCCGCCAAAGGAATAGGCCGAGAATCGCGTACCCCGTGGATCCTGTCCGGGTACATGCACGGTAAAATCCGTTTTCCCCCCCACCACTCGAAAGGGGCCATAGGCGGCGTGGAGGGCATCGTGTTGATCCCTCTGTGTAAATGCCGCGTGGAGGTCCGATACCAGATCCTCCGAGAGGTCATAGGTGGTAGAGATCAGACCCACAAAGATCTCCAACCCATACACCGCATCGTGTATGAGTGAGATGTAACTTTCAAGGGTGGATTTTGCGTTACCCCGTGGGGCGGCGTCTGCTACCCTTTGGATCTGCTCTCTCTCCTCCCATTTCCTTTTCTCTCTGCTGATCACATCGAGATGAAAAGCATTGTAGGGGAGGGGGAGACGTTCCCCACAGTAGAGCGCCCCAAATAGGCCCAGATCACTCCTGCATCTCACATAGAGAGCATCACCCACCTCCTCCTCTGTGAGGCCCTCCAAGGCATCCAGAAAGCGATCCACGGGCCAGCGGATCCAGTCCAGACCATCGGAGGGGAAGAGAGACAAGGGGGCGGCGCTCATTTGCTGCCCTCACCCTCGGAGAGGCCCACGCGCCGAGCTGCTACACGGAGACGGTGTATCCGGCTGCTATGCGCTTTTCTGGATACGTCCTCCTCTGGCTGTTTGGGTGCCACGATCTCCAACACTGAGGAGAGATCACGGAGCGCCCGGGCCATTTGATCAGGCCGGATGTGGTCCTCCCCCTCTCGATGCTGTGGAGACAGGATCCACGATATCGCCTCTCTAACCTTTGATAGCTGCGTCTCGTGCCAATCCTGCACACCCTGTATCACCGCCTCTTGACGGGCCTGCATTTCCTCGGAGGGATCGCGGATGTGAAAACGTTCGGTGGTGGCCGTGCCCTCTTTCTCAGCAATATACCACCGCCACCACTTGATTAACGTGGCTTTAGTAGGCATATCGGGCATCCGTGAGACCGCCTCATATTGTGGGACGGGTCTACCCTTGATCATACGGGTGGACTCTCTGAGGGCTGCAATTGCTCTTGATCTCTGCTCTGGAGTATACCCCACGGTCTACCCTCCCTGTGTATCGGGCGGAGCATCGAGGGCATCCAGTGTAGACAGGAAAAACTCCACCTCTGCGGCCTCTGTGGTGCTGATCTCTGTGATCTCCTCCTCTGGTAGACAGGTGGGGTCCTGAATGTCTGACAGAGAGGCCGAGAGGGTAGCAATAGGCATCTCTGGAGACGGTGGAGAGACAGGCGAGGGAGTGGGGGGGTGGAGGTGGTCTGCCAATGATCGGTGCTCTTCAGTGACCACACGATCACCGAGGGGCCACCAATTGCCAGCATCGAGGCCGCGACGGGCTCCCTCTATTTGGATCTCCTCTCCCGGTGTGAGGGGGCTCTCTTCGTGGAGGGCGGCGATGGCTGGTATCTGCTCACAGAGTAGACGCTGGCTATCGGGATCTTCTGGCCAAAACACCATAATGGTAGCCACGGGTTCCTCTACACCGTGCCACGGGTCGTCTGTGCGTTTGATCTCGATGCTTTCGAGGTATCCGGCGATCTCTCGGTGAGGGCCGAGCATATAAAAACAGAATTGCGCATTCATCGAGCGCCTCGCGATTCTGGGGAAAATGGGGGGCGGCATCTCGGAGAAGGAGGGGCGGGTGGGTTCCGGACCGGAGCCGGGGGACCACAGGCCATCGAGGAGCCTCTGGTATGGTCTCCACGTCTCGGCCCACTGTCTCCACGCCGGGGGGATCCATGCCCAGTACAGAGACAGGCACCGCTCCTGTCTACACAGTAGGAGGCGAGTACATTGGTGGTCCGGGGCATCGGAGGGGATCCGGTCCGTCCATGTCTGTTGTAGCTCTCCACACACAGAGCACGTCCACCCTATGGGGCTCTCGTGCTCAGATCTCACCAATGGAGAATAGTGGCGAGCGGAGGCCGAGGCCCTCCCCCTGTTGATGAGGTAGGAGCCCATTTTATCGGCCCTTGGGCTTGTAGTAGGGGCCCTTTGTTCCTTTCTTTTTCTTCTTTTTGGGCATCATTTCTCCGGGGTGTGGTCTGTGGGGTCGTCTGTCACCAATTCCACATTGTACCAGAGGTGAGCAATGAGGAGGGGCGGGGTTCCGATTTGCTGGAGGGCGGTGATGGCGGGGAATGCCCGGCCGTCCTCCGAGAGGTGGGCCGTATCATCGAGGATGATCAGGAGGCTATACAGGGCGAGGGTGTACGGAGGGGCCTCTGGGGCGGCGTCTGTGAGGGTATCCACCGCCGGGGGTGGTGGAGGGGGTGGTGTGGTCAATTTGGCCCCCTGTGAGGGGGTGGAGGCCCGTGGAGGGGTTGGTGTCTATGTGTCTGATATTTAATCATTTTCCATCTCACAGGGCACCACCACACAGAGAGTCGAGGGGGTAGCCCTCCAGAGGAGTATCCGGCCGCCACGTCTGGAGGTGGACGGTGGACGGATACGGCCACGGTATCACCACCGAGAGAGAGACCGTCTCACCCTCCACCGGGATCGTCTGGCCCACTCTCTCGGCTCCGCTTGTGAGGCCGGCGATCCAACAACAAGCGCCCCCCAACAAAAACCACACGATCCGTGTGGTGAATCCTTTTATTCCCCTCTTCATTTTCTGGAGGCGGGGCCGGGTTTTCTTCTCTGGATTTTCGCTCACTCCACCACCTCCGGAGACCGGCGCCGGCAATCTCGAAAGGAGCCACACAGAGACGATGAGCAATGAGCACACACAGACAGAATAGCTCCACCCACAGAGGGCCACGGAGCCACATCCACAGGCGGTGGATACCCAAGATCAGAGGGCGGTCTAAGGGGTCGAAAATGGAGCGGAGGGCCTCCGCCCCGGCCTCGATTTGATCGGCCCACAGAAGGGCCTCCGAGGCCGCCGGGGGTAGGTCTCGGCCGTGTCGTCTTAGGTGCCACCGCCACACCCATAGCGGGATCTGGACAGCCATGGAGACGAGCTCGAGCGCCACGATTGCCGAGCAATAGGCCGCCCCCACCAACACCACGAGGATCATGGAGATCTCTCCACTGGTGAACTGTGGAGGGGGTGGCGGTGGTGGAGGGGGTGGCATGTGGCGGCATATTACCCCACGGACCGGCGGAGGGGTAGAACGCGCCCCCCCACGGAGTCGGAGGCGGAACAATGAGCCGCATTATCTGCCGTGGAGGGCGCGTTAAAATCAGGGAGTAGGCCAAGATCCGCGATCACCGCCTGTACAATTGCCCGTTGTTCGGACGGTGAGGGCCGATCCCATCCAATCGCTCGATCCGCCGCCCTGATCTCCTCGTCTCGGAGGCGGCGGATCCGCTCATTGTGGACCACAAGCCACCACACACGGCCCATATCCATGCACCACAGGGGGAGCGTGTGGCGCTCATTGTGGCGGGTCAGGGGGGCGGCGATACGATGCATCCAGCCACGCCACTCCGGACGGTGGACCGGGTGAGGGCCGAGGGTATACGGGTCAAGCATGAGATCGCCTCCCCTGTGGGTGGTGGGGGCCATGGATGGAATTTACCCCATTTCTCACAGATCACCCCTCGGAGTAATCTGGATCAGTCCATAATCTCGGGCCGTGTCTTGGAGGGTCCGGAGACAGGCGGGGGAGTAATACCACCGAGGATATCCGCTGCTATCGCGGCGACAATCGGAGAATCCGGGCACCGCCTCTCGGCCACTGTCTCCACGGAGACCAGTCTGGCCTGTGAGGCGGTGGACAAGGCGGGGATTTCCTCGAAATACGGGGATCGACATGGATAGCGCCTCGGCCACTTCCTCGGCGGAGAGGGTGCAATCATGCCAACCGGGGGGGCGCTCCACGCTCTCGGCGGTGGAGATCTGGAGTATAGCTCTCTCCAATCTCTCCACCCTCTCCTCCTGTCGGCGCAACAGGGTCACAATTCCAGCCGTTTGAGCGGTGAGGGCCTCCACCATGGGGGCAAGCCATGCCGGGGGGCTGTGGATGCCCTGTGGGGCCTGTGTGGTCACGATCTCACCACCTCCGGAGATGGCACGGGCGGCGGATCTCATGAAATTCGAGGCGGCCAGCGCACGGCGAAGGCGGCGGCCGATCTCTCGGTCTGTCTTGAGGAGGACCAAACCCACGCCCTCCTCTGTGAGGGCATGGATTCCCGTGGATCGCGTATACGTGGAATCCATTTCCACGCCTGCATTTTTGCGGATCTCGTTGGGATAGACGGTCACAAAATGCCGCCCCTCCTCGAATTCTGAGGCCCAATGATCACGGATTGCACGGGATAGACTGCCGGGGCGATACTCCAGAATCTCCTCAAGTAGGGCCGTAGAGATCAGCTCCACCTCACCAGCTCGGAGGCCGGAGATCATCGAACCGCCCACACTGAGGGGCACCACATCGAACCGGGCGGCCGTGGAGGGGGCGGAGATTGCCCCTCTCTCCACAGCGGCGGCCACCACCTCGGCGCGGCTATAGAATCTCTCTCGAATCCCTGTTTTTTTGTATGCTGTGAGGCGGCCCTCTCTGGCCCATCGGCGGATCGAGTCCACAGACCGACCAGCCACAGAGCAGGCCTCGGAGAGCGTGATGAGATCGCGGGGGACATATTGGATCATTGGTTCCTCCATGATGTGTTTGTTTTGGTGTCGGCTGCATTTTGGCGAGCGGTTCGGATTGGATCTTCAAGCGCCGGCCCTCGGATCCGCTGTGTCGCTCCATTGAAGTCAAGAACCACATCACCGAGAGGACCATGGCGATCCTTGCCCTTGCCGATCCACAATCCCGGCTCTCCCTCCCATTCCATGTAATTGGATGGCCGCTGTACCAAGAGGATCGTGTCTGCGTCCTGTTCGAGGTCTCCACAGTCTCGGAGATCGTCCACCCGTGGGCGCTTGTCTGGGCGCTTCTCACAATCTCGATTCAACTGAGACAGGCATATCACAGCCATATCCAACTCTTTCGCGATCTCTTTGAGCCCGTTGGATGTGGCGGCGATTCTTTCGCGGGTGTTCTGTCTCTTGTCTCCCCTCACCAATCCAATGTAGTCAATCACCACCGCCCGGAGGTCTTGGTGTTGTGCCTTCAATCTCCGCAATCGGGCGAAAATTTGATTGTAGTGGAGGCCGGGGGTGTCATCACATGAGATCGGCCACTCAGCCATCCGAAAGGCGGCCCTGTGGACGGCCTCATATTGATCCGGGCGCATGCCACGGGATCCGCGTGTGAGGGCCGCCGAGGATACCCCGCTCTCGATTTGAGTTAGTTTATAAGCCAGATCTCCGGGGCGCTCCTGATCGAATCCCACGGCGGCGGCCTTGGTGGTGCTCATCTCCAGACTCTGGAAATGCACACGGACACCGGAGGCGGCCAAATTGCGGCAAAGGTTGAGGCCGAGGGCGCTTTTTCCATGTCCGGGGCGGCCTGCTACCAGATACAGGCGAGAGGGCACCAGACCACCCCCCAAGAGGTGATCGATCTCCTCAATTCCCGTGGAGATATGCTCGTCTCCGATCTCCGGGTGCTGGATTTGCCACAGGATCGAGGATCCGAGATCCTCACCCGTCCGGAGGTGGTGAGGGCTGGTCTCCCCGGCCGTGGAGGCGAGGCGGCGGGAGTATTCCAGTGTGGTCTCTGCGATGTCTCTCCGGCCGTCTGCGATGGCCTCCACCAGCTCGGCGGCCATCTGTGCAGCATACCGGCGCCGGCTTGCCTCGATGATCCGGCGGATCGCATGGGTGGCCTCCATAGGGCCCACGGCATGATCTGCCACCCCTACCAGATAGGAGATCCCCCCACACGCCTCCACGGTCCCACGGCTATTCACCCACTCACACAGGGTCACGGTGCAGGGGGTGGGCGGGGTGGAGGTGCCGGGGCCACTGAGTGAGGCGGCGAGGGCCCGGATCTCGGTGTAGAGATTCCGGCGGTGATCGGAGGAGAAATCCTCGGCCCCCAATCCGGCGCTATCAATGTGGGCGATGATCTCCCACGCCTCAGGGAGGAGGAGGGATCCGAGGAGGGAGGACTCCAGACGGCCGAGATCCTCAGAGGTGAAATTGGTGCTCATGCTGTTTCTCGATGTGTGTGTGTGGTGTGTGTGCGAAATGAGCGGGTAAAACGTATTTTTGCCCATTTCATGTAGTCTGTATCATGGAACGAATCATGGAGGGCGGTCCATGCCGACAAAATATCGGAGGACTCCCCGGCGGCCTGTATCGCCACCAAATACCGCTCCTCTGTGGTGGAGTCCGTGGAGAATCCCCACGGGTCTCTCCCATAGCCGGGGGGCTTACGTCCCCAATGCTGGATCCCCTCCACAACGGCGGCCCACTCCTCTCCGCTCAATTTTCTCTTTTTGGTGGTGGAGCTGCTGGGGGGCTTGGGGAAAAACCATTTCCAATTCTTGGCCACTGACAGGCGGAGGGCCGCAACCACATCGAGCCCTCTCTGGTGGCCCTCTGTGATCCGCTCTGAGATCTGCCTCAGGTCACGCGGTCCACACTCCAGACCCAATCCCCTCCGGTGGTGGAGGTAGGCCTCTGTAGCCTCTCTGAGGCCCTCCACGGACGGGAGAGAATCTAAAAGAGAATTGTAATTGTAATTCGCGCGCGTGTGGCGATTTTCTGGCGACGGGCTGGCGGCCCGGTACGGTTTGTCCTGCATTTTCGCCTGATTTTCTGGCGACGGGCTGGCGACGGGCTGGCGATTCTCCTTCCAGAGGTGATCATTCTGGAGCAGTTTTTTTACCCTGTGATCCGTCCACCCCCACCGCCGGCGGAGGGTGGGACGGCCGGGGATCCGGCCATGCTGGTCCATGATCCGGAGATCCATTTGGGCGGCCTCTGTGGGCCATTCCTGACCGTCAAGAGCGGAGGCGATGTCTCGCCACCACTCGACGGGGAGGGCGCTCCAACGGCCCCCCCTCATCGGGCGATCCATGAGGACAGGCCCACAGCATAGCAAGCAATGAGGCGGCGGACGGTGCCGGCCTGATCGAATGCATCCATTACCTCCATCACATCGGCGGAGAGATCGACACCGAGGGAGGCCATGGCGTTGCCTTGCTGGCAAATATCGGCGGCCATGAATGCATCGGGGAAGAGGTCGAAGAGCTCGGGGGAGGGTGTGTGTTTGAATTCCATTTTTGTTCTCCATGGTGTGTGTGGATTCTTTCTACATGATCTGTCTGTGTATGTCAATCCATACGGTATAAAAAAAATCATGTCTGAAATATTGACATAGGCCACCGCGTGGAGTAGCCTCCAGACCATGGACATTCATACAAAATTCAGACAGCACCGAGAGGCCCTCGGCGTATCAAGATACCGGCTCTGGAGAGACACCGGTATCCACCATGACACGATCCGCCGGTTTGAGTCTGGTCACCTCGGTGTCTCTCTGTCAACGATTACCCGCCTGTGCGCCGCCCTCGGCGTAGAGGTGGTCTGCTCTTTAAAACCCGGCCCCGTCGATATCGTAAAATCAACCCCAAATGAGGGGACCACAGCACAATGATCACGAACGGAGGGGACCGGGTTTTCTCTATTCTATGGGCCCGCC